TTAACGGTTTTACTACTGCCTAAGAATCCAGTTGTTATTTTCCATCCTCTTTGACCAGTAGTAATTGCAGTAGAGCCACATTTAGGACAACAGAGAATTTTGTTAGCATTTCTATTTTGAAATATTGAAGAAGTACCTTCTTTTGTATTAAATACATTTGGAAAAGATTTATGTTCTTGATAGTAAATCATTAATGCGGCGTATTCTTTTGGTTGAAGTGACACAATATTAGAAAAAACTGAAGCAAGGTTTGAATTTTGATTATTATTATCAATGGCTTCTGCAACTTCGGTTAAATCATATTCTGTACCATCAATGATACAAGTATATTCGGAAGTCTGATTATTATTGCGATTCAATAATTTATTTTTTTGTGATTGAAATTCTTCTTCTGTTAGAATTCCTTCATCTAGCAATTTCTTTAATTTATACAATTCATCTGAAATAAATAGATTATCCATAATATCCTCCTTGATTAGTAGCCAGAAATACTAATAAATAATAATTTGGAAATAAGTAAGTTTGCAGCACTTTGGAAAAATTCATATGAAGTAATGCAGTATTTTGGTGCAGGAACTTTAACTAGCATTGCAGATGGATTCACTTTAGCTGCTGAAAAAACGGGTGGTTTTGTTGCCGCACTTGCTCCTGTTCTTCCAGCGTTGTTAGCAATAACCGCCGTTATTGAAACATTTGATGAGGCTGCTGAAAAGGCACAAAAATCTGCTCAAGAATATGAAGCAACCAAATCTAAAATTGAATCTCTAAATTCTGAATTAGAAGATACTAATGCTAAAATTGATGAATTGCAAGCAAAAGGCAGTTTAACATTAGTAGAACAGGCTGATTTAGAAAGCCTTCGTGAACACAAAGAATTGTTGGAAAGTGAAATAGCTGTTCAAGAAAAACTTGCTGAATTACAAGGCAAACAAGCTGCTGCCGATGCCAAAAATGTATTAACTAATAAAGGATTCGGAGTATATGATGATGGATCAAGTTATAAACGTAGTTTTTGGCAAGAATTACTTCATAACGATGCAGAACATGAATATGTTGACATTATCGAACTTACAACAAGGAAACAACAGGCGTTAAATGATGAACAAGACCGTTATAATCAATTAGTAAAAGATGGTGCGGATGCTGCCATTATTGAAGGTTCTGCCAATAAGATTGCAACATTACAAGGTGAAATATCGGATTATTGGGGTCAAATTGTAGATTATCAAGATACAATTACTGATCCTACAACTCTAGCTAGAATTGAAGAATTAAATGATTTAATTCTTGGTGAAGCTGGAGAAATTGCTAAACGGCAGCAAGAGATAGATAGCTTCTTATCAAAGCCTACACTATCAAAATATGTTGATGAAGCAAAATCTTATGCAGAAGCAATGAACGGAATTACGGTTGATGAATTAACTAGAAAATTTCCTGCTCTTGCGAATGCAGCTAAAAATGCTGATATTGATTTAAATGAACTTGTCAACACATTAAATTCAATGGCTGGTACTTTGAATTTTGATGAGGTTCGGAATCAATTAAGAAATGCTTTTAATGGTGCAGATATGCATGAGTTCTATGGTTGGCAAGAATGGATTAATGGGCTTTCAGAAAGCGAACTTACAATTCTATATGGTATTTATCAATCAAAAGATACAAGTGCATGGGGATTCGATGATTGGAAAGAAGCCCTTAATGGTGCAAAAGAAGAAGCAGAAGATTTTGAAACAACAATTGATAGTGTTTTAAGTAAGCCAACATTACAAAGGTCTGTTGATTTAGTTAAAGAACTTGCAACAGAGATGGGCGGTATTACTGCTGATACCATTATATCACAATTTCCTGAATTGGCAAGTGCCGCTGAAGCTGCTGGTTTTACTGTTCAAGATGTTGCCGATGCTATTAATAATGCCATTAATGGCATTGATTTTAGTAAGGCAAAAGAAGAACTTCGTGATGCATTTAATTTCACTCCGAATGGTAGTGCTGGTGATTTTCGGATGTTGGAATCTTGGGATGCTTGGATTTCGAGTTTAAATAATGAGCAAATCAAGATTCTTTATGGAATTTATCAAAGTACGGATACAAGTGCATGGAGTTTTGAAGATTGGAAAACCGCATTAATAAATGCTGAAAATGATGCAAATGCGGCTACCGATAAAATTGCAGCCGATGTAGATAAAATAACATCTAGTATTTCTAAAGCACAATCGTTATTATCAACGCAGTCCGCAGGAAAATCTATTTCTCTTGCTGATTTTAATAGTGACGAATTAAAAGATTATACTGCTGCATTAGAAAATAATAACGGAACATTACAATTAAATGCTGAAAAAGTCAGGGCTATTGTACAGGCAAAGGCAGATGAAGAAAGTGCTATTATTGCAACTAACAAAGCACTTGCTCAATCTGAGTATTTAGAGAATGCATCTCAAATTGAACAATTACGACAAAAAATAATAGATAAGAATTTTGCTGAAGGCGAAAGTGTTGATTCTATAAATGCAGAAATTGATGCTTTGCTTGCAAGTAATGGAATATTGAAAAACCAATGTGATCAGTATGATATTATGAGCCAGTCTTTACGGGAGGCCACGGACGCATACCACAACTGGTTAAACGCTCAAAATGCATCTGATTATGGGGATATGTTTGATGATTCTATGAACGCATTTCAGCGCATTATGGATACATATAATTCTGATTCTGATATATTTGGACAATTCGGATCGAAGAAATTTGATGCGGCTGTTGAATTCTGGATTCCTGATACTGTCAGTACAGATAATATTGATAGTATTAAGAGTTATATGGATAGTGTTTCTAGTTATCTCACTTTTGATGATAATGGAAAAGCTGATGGTTTAAATATTGAGAAGTTCTGTGAAGCAGCGGTTTCTAATGGTTTAATGGTTTTAGATGAGGCCACGGATGAATATAAGATTGCTGGTCAAATGACTATGGAGCAGTTTGCCGAGGGCATGAACCTGTCATTGCCTGTTGTCCAGGCATTCTTTGACCAAATGCAATTATATGGTGGTGAATTCTCCTGGGCCGATGAGGTCAATAAGACTATCGGTGATTTAGCCGTAAGTGCAACTGAAGCAGCAGAATCATTAAGAACTAAATTACATGATCTTGGTTATGAAGATTATGAAATTAATATTGATGTTTCTGACATTGATACTACAGAGGGTAAGATTGCTGCATTAGATCAAACTATAGAAGAAATGCAGACGTTAAAAGGTTATGTTTCTATTGATTCTGAAGAAGCACAACAAGCAAATGAAATTATAGCGTACTGTATAAGGCAACAGCAAATGCTTTCTGAGCCAGTTGTAATGAGCGTAGATACATCTGCGGTCAGCACAAATATGGGAGAAGCGATTAGTAAGATTCAGGAATTCCAGACTCTTGCAAATCAAATTGAAGTTCAAAAGGCCATTGGTTTAGATACTACTTCAGCGGAGACACAATTAGATACATTGTGTAATGATATTAGTGGGCTTGATCCAAATATATTAGCAACATTAAATCTTGATACATCATCTATTGACGGATTAGAAAGTAGTATTTCAGAGATTACACCTGAAATGCTTGTCGAACTTGGAATTAATGATGAAGCGATTATTGGCTATGAAGCACCAGAAAAGGAATCAACCGTTGTCTTTGTGAAGGATTCAACTGAACCTGATGAATATGTACCTCCAGATAAACAAGCTACTGTTACATTTACAAAACAAAGTTGGTCTGTAGATTCTTATAATCCTGCTAATCTAACCAGGACTGTTACTTATTATGTTAGAACAGTTGGTAAGGTTGGTGTTAATGGAACTGCTCATGTAGGCGGTACTGCGAATGCAGGAGGTAATTGGGGTACAGCACAAGGCGGCATGACCCTTGTAGGTGAGTTAGGCCGTGAGATCATTGTTGACCCGTTTACTGGACAATGGTACACAGTAGGAGATACAGGCGCAGAATTTACCTATATCCCCCGTGGTGCTATCGTATTTAATCATCAGCAGACAGAAGATTTATTAGAACACGGATATGTTGCCGGACGTGCATCAGCCCTTGCCGGAGGAACGGCAATGGTTACAGGCGGGATTAAACGTCAATATGCAAGTTATACTAACGGCGGCACATATAAGAGTAATTCTTCTAGTGGTTCCAGCAGTTCTTCTAGTAGTTCTAATTGGAGCAATACAGCTTCTAATATTCAGGCTGTTGCAAATGCTTCAGCGGATTTAGAGAAGAATCTTGAAGAAACGCTTAAAACCATGAAAGAAGAGTTTGATGAAATCATCGGCAACTTTGAGCATAGTATCTTTTTACTTGAAAAGAATGGGGCAGATGCACAGCAGATAGTTAATACTTATATTGCAATGCAAAAGTCTGTTCATGAACAAGCAGATAAATACAGGGCTATGGGGCTTGATGAAAATTCAGACTATATTCAGGAATTGCAAAAGCAATGGTGGCAATATAATGACTCTATTCAAGAAACTATTGTTGATTCTTTTGAACAGGTCAAATCAGAACAAGAAAATGCTATTAAGTTAATTGAGAACTGGAAAGATAATGCCATTCATAAGGGCGATATGAAGGCCGTTGAAAAATATGCAGATGATATTGTGCAGTATTATAAAGATGCACAAGATACTATTCATGCGGAGGCAGAATATTATCGTTCTCTTGGCTATTCTGATACCAGTGATGAAGTTAGCGAGTTGTCTGATTTATGGTGGGAATATCGAGATAATATCATTAAGGCCATTACAGATGCGTATGAAGCTGCAAACAATGAAAGGCAAAACTTCCTAACCTTAAATGAAAACTGGCTTAATAATGCGATTAATAATAATGATCGTGGCAAAGTTGCAAGATATACAGCAAATACGGTTGAATATTATCGTCAGATGCAGGATGAATTACATCGTGAAGCGGATTATTACCGTTCAATGGGCTATTCTGATACCAGTGATGAAGTTAGTAAATTATCTGATTTGTGGTGGGACTATGAGCAGAACATTAAAGACGCTTTAATGTCCGGCTTCGATACGCTATTAGATAATGCTAATAATGCAGTTGATGAAATTCAAAATGTATATGATACTTTAAAGACAGCCGCACAGGAATATGCGGAAAGTGGATTCATTACTGTTGATACGTTCCAGGAAATAATTGCTTTGGGGCCACAATATCTTGCTATGTTGCAGGATGAAAATGGTATGCTTGTTATCAATGAAGAAAACATCCAAAAGATTATTGCAGCCCGTACACAACAACTAGCGATTGAACAGGCATTGAATTATGTTGAACAGTTGCGAATTGCATTGGCAGATAATGATGTTGCATCATTAAATCGGCTGTTATTCGCTACAGATGCGGCGGCAAAGTCTACATGGGATTTAGTTTATGCACAATTAAATCTCTTAGATTTAAGCAGCGAACAATATCAACAGGCAGTTAATAATATTAATGCCTTGCGTTCCCTGTCTGAAAGTGCAATCAGTGGAATTGGACAAGAAACCGGGCAACTTAAAAAAGAACTTGAAGAAGCGAATAAAGCCGCACAAGAGGCGTTAAAAGAACAACAGAGTGCTTTAGATGATCTACTGAAATATGTAGAAGCAATGATAAAGCAGGAAGTTAAAAATCAAGTTGATTTATTAAAAAAGCAGAAAACAGCATATAAAGAAATTGTTGATTTACAAAAGAAGTCATTAGATTTAGAAAAAGAAAAGAATAACTATAATAAGACTGTAACAGATAAACTTTCTGACATTTCTAAGTTGCAACAACGGATTCAAATGCTGGATTTAGATACCAGTAGAGAAGCCCAAAATGAAAAGATGAAGTTGCAGGATGAACTTTATAAGTTACAAGAGGATTTGTCAGAAACACAAGCAGATAGGTCTATAGACTTGACGAAGGATGCCCTGGATGCACAAGAAGAAGCCTATTCAAAATCTAAGGATGCTGAAATTGAAACTATGGAGAATACAATTTCTTCAGAGGAAAAAGTGTATCAACTGGCTATTGATAGAATCTCTAATCATTGGGATACACTTTATCAAGATTTACTTTCTTGGAACTACGAATATGGGTCAGTAACTCAAGAAGAATTAATAAATGCTTGGAACAATGCTTCTGTTGCGGTGCAACAATACGGTGGTTATTTACAGGCTGTTGCGGGAATCCAGGCAGAATTAAATCGATTACAAGCAGAGGCAGAAACTATTGCTTCTATGGGATCGTCTGCAACTACAGTTGGCAAAACGCAAACATATGATACATCTGGCGAAAATTACATTAAACAAATGAAAGCCAATTCCGCAGCTTGGCATAATGCCGATGAAGCGGAGCGGGTACGGCTTGCAAATGAAAATGTTGACCTTGCTAAAAAGGTGGAGCAAGTTACCGGGCTTAAACTGGTGCGTGGTAATGATGGCGTTTGGTATGTGGATCATGTTGGCGGCGCTAAACTGTATGAGATGTATCACAGCGGTACGCCTTCCGTTGGAGATGAACCTACCCCGGAACAGAATGAGGTATTTGCCATTCTTGAGAAGGGCGAAATGGTTCTTACTAAAAATCATCAAAAGCAGTTATATCGGTTTATTGATGATGGCGAAACCATGTTAGGGCGTTATGGTGCGTTATTTGGAGCGTTATCTTCTGATAGTTTAAATGCTATTATGCAGGAACAAGTCAAGCGTAATTCTCAGGGAATAAATAATGTAAGCGAGAATTATAGGAATGCTGAAATAAATGTGCCTGTACAAATTTATACTGTGCAAAAATTGGATGAATCTGAACTAAATCGCCTTGTGAAATTGATCGGTAATAAGACCACAGATACTATCCGTGAGGGATTTACTAAGAATGGCATTCGGAATATTTCATATAGAACATAATTATGGGGCTGGATTCGTCCAGCCCTTTATATATAAATTGGAGGTGAGAACTTGGTAATTGATTTTTCAAAATTAAACTTAAAAGAAAAGCCTACATTGGTTCTTAAAAATTTAGATGGTACAGCAATTCAAACACTTGGTTTCGCCTTCAATGTGAATGGTGATCTTTGTTATAATGAGGTGTCCACTATAAATTTTGATATTCCGGCAACAGAAAATGGTCAGTCTGTGCCGAATTATGAAAATGTTGTTGGAATGAAAATTGTAGATTTAGTAGATATAGGACAATTTATTTTAATTGATCCAGTAACGAATTCTAGTGATGGAAAAGAAATCAAACACTGTAAAGCATATTCATTAGAATATGAATGGGTAAAAAAAGGATTTTTTCTTGAAGCCGGAACATTTAATTTTTATGATCCATTGGCTCCTGAAAATACTATTATAGGTAGATTATTAGAAAAAATGTCAGATTGGTCAATTGGCGAGATAGATTCCTCATTAATTGGCAAATATAGAACTTTTGAAGATATAAGCAGCAATTGTTATAATTTTGTAAAGCAAAACGTACAAGAAAGTTATAGTTGCATTTTTAATTTTGATACATATAACAGAAAAATATATGTTATATCTGTCGATGCAACAATACCTACAAAGCAAATATATTTGTCAAAAGATAGGTTGATCCATGATTTAGAGATTAATGAAAATAGTGATGAAATTGTAACGTGCTTGGATGTTAATGGAGAAGAAGGCGTTTCTATTCGTACTGTCAATCCAACTGGTACGAATGTAATATATAATCTTGATTATTTTATGAATACGTCAAATTTTACTCAGACATTGATTGACAAATGGCATCAATGGGAAAGTGCTTGCAATGCATATCAACTTCCTTATTATAATTTAATGATTGAGTATAATTTGAAAACATCACAAAAACTAGCAGAGAAAGCAAAGTTAGTTGATTTACAAAGCGAATTAACATCATTAGAAAATCAGCAAGCAGTTATAATCCAGGCAATTGCTCAAAATTTGCAAGATCAATCTGCATTGACTAATATAAATAGTCAAATTCGTACAAAGAATACAGAAATATCCGCTCAAAATACGGTGATAACCAATATCGACAATAGAATTAGCAGTATCATATCTTCTTTATCAGAGATTAATCAATTGCTTGCTATGGATCATAAAAGTGGGAATACCTATACATATTTTACGCCAAGCGAACTTGCGATTTTGAAAAGATACTTCATTGAGGATTCTTTGGAAGATAGTAGTTTTGCCATGCCATCTACAACAACTTATGATAATGTAGATATTAGTAATACAATTGCAAATGTTTCTGTTTCAATTACCAATTCGCAAGAAACTACCGCAGTAAATACATCTACGCAAAAAATGTATTCTTTTAATGGAGGAACAATTAATGTTGGCAATGTTTTAATTGCAAGCATTATTCAAGCTACTTTAGACTGGAATCCATCGACTAAAAATCTTGTATTCAGCGCATATTTGGAGCGGGGGAATGTATCTGATGTAGATTTTTCTTCTGGTACAATAACAATAAGCGGCAAGGGTACTGCTTCTCTTAGTGGAAATACTGGATTATCTATGTTTATAGAAAGCGCAACTTTTTATTTTACTAGAAACAGTACAGAGTATGAGCAACATACAGTAGAATGGGATTTATTTGAATACGGTAAAAGCGTACTTTATGAAAAAGCATCTCCAACATATAATTTCTCCGTAAGAAGCAGTAATTTCTTGGCAATGGATGATTTTGAAACCTTTAAAAATGAATTGGTTTTAGGGCATAGAGTTTATATGAATCTGGATGATAATATTCTTACGCCGTATGTTACGATTGTTCATTTTGATTATAATGATTTGACTGATTTTTCTATTGACTTCGGCAATACTTATACTTCTTTTGATAGCGCAATTAGACTTGCAAAATTATTAGAACAAAGTGTATCTATGGGAAAATCATTAAATACAAAATCAGGTATGTATGCAGAATTTGTAAATTCAAAAGCATCTACGAAGGTTAAAGACTTTATGAGTTCAGCTTTGGATATTGCCAAGAATGCTGTCATGTCCTCCGGCGAACAAGCCATTACGTTTGATGATACAGGATTGCGTATTCGTAAGTGGAAAAACAAAGAAGCTGGTACATATGAAGATGAACAAATATGGATAATAGATAATGTAATTGCTTTTACAAAAGATGCCTGGACTACTTCAAACATGGCAATTGGTAAAATATTTGATGAAAATATAAAGAATTATATCAAGACAACAGATACATCAAGAGATACTAATAAAACATATTATGTAGATCAAAATGGTACAGTATGGGATGGTTCTACTGCATGGAATACAAACTTGTATGAATTAGATCATACTGCATATGGCATTGTTGCTCCCTATTTAGTTGGTACAATTCTAGCAGGAAGTAATTTAATTATCGATACAGATAATGGTTCTTTTCGGGTTGATTCCAGTGGAGTTTATATTGATTCTTTAAAATTTTACATTACTCATGGGGCTTCAACTTATGATACAACATTGGCAGAGGAATTAAATAATTTATCAAATGCTGATTCGCAAATTGCACAAGATTTTGCTGATGCTATTGATAATTTAAAGGATGATTATATTCCTTCAAATACTATTACTACTTTTTATCAAGGTTCTTCAGACGGGATTCCTTCAGGCAAGGAAGGAGATTTATGGTATGTTAATGGCAATGAAGATATTATTGACGGAGATTATACCTATTATGTGGGAACCCTGTATAGATATAATGGGGCTGAATGGCAAAAAATCGAAGATTCGGATGCAACAACCGCTATAGCAAACGCAGCCACAGCACAATCTACTGCGGATCGTAAAATTGTTTCTTATTATCAAAATACTGTTCCTGATTCACCGGATTATGGTGATATTTGGTATAACACAGCCACTACAGATAGTACATATAAGGCGGGTAAATTATATCGTTATGATGGAGAGCAATGGAAATTAGTCGAAGATACAGATATTCAAACATTAAAAAATAAAACAGACACTATAGCAACTAATATGTCTAATGCTATTCATGAACTTAATGCTGCTATTGATGCAACGACAACTACTTATTATACAGATACAACACCAACCAACCCGAATGAGGGTGATTTGTGGTATTTTACGGGCGAAGATGATTCTGTTATTATAGGGTATGCAACTTATAATAGTGTAACAGGTAAGACTGTTTCTGTTCACTTAGCTTTAAAGAAGGGTCACTTATATAGGTTTAATGGTGATTATTGGCAAGAAATTGAAGATGCAAATGCGATTCAAGCAATTGCCGCTGCTGGAGATGCACAGGCAACAGCGGATCAAAAGATTATGTTTTATCGCCAGGATTACACAACAAGTGGAATTCCTTCTATTGGCAAAAATAGTTTAGGAGATATATGGTTTAATACTGCAACAGTTGATAAAGATGGTTTTATAGCCGGAAAATTATATCGTTGTAATGGAACTACATGGGAATTAGTAGAAGATAAAGATATTGGTGTATTAAAAAATGATGTAACTACAATTAATAATACCATTAAAGAATTTTATAATAGTGGATATTTAGACTCGTCTAAATTACAAGGTACAATTGATGCACAACAATCACAGATGCAATCATCTTCGGGCAATGTTTTATTTGATAAAGATGGTATTTGGTTAATGAATGCTACTACAAAATCACAGGCCACAAAAGCAATTTGGATGAATGAAAATGGTATATTGTTTGGTTCTGGTAGTAAATCGAATGATCCTGGTGCAAGCGGAAGTGGATGGACGTGGACAACTGCAATCAATCATGATGGTATTACAGCAAATGCATTAGCTGGTAAAACATTAAGCGGCGTAAAGGTTTATGTTGGCGATGGTTTATATGTTGGCGCAAAAACTGTGAATGGTACAACGGTATATGATTTTCAAGTTGATAAAAATGGTAATCTTTCAATAGGACGGAATACAGATGGAACTTATAATTTTAAAGTTGATCGAAATGGAAACCTTACTGCTAGAAATGGTGATTTTAGTGGTAATGTAAATGCTACAAATATTAAACTTATGAATGCTAATGGCGTATATCAAAGCATTCTTACTACTACGGCCCAGGGTCAACAGAAAATTAGTAGTGATTATTTAAGTTTATTAGGTTTAACTATTAAAAATTCCAGTGGTGCAACCGCAATGAGCATTACCGCTAATGGAATTACTTTATATGGCGGTGCAATAACTTGGGGTTCTGATATTCCTGCTAGTGATATAAGTGGGTTAGCCGCAGTCGCAACAACAGGAAATTATAATAGTCTTACAAATAAACCTACAATCCCAACAATACCAAGTTATATTCAAAGTACTTATATTGATCAAGTAGAAATACGTTCTCCAACAATCAAAGGAAATACATTTAATGTGTATCCTACTAATGCATTATCATCGAGTTCAGGATCATTTAATATATATGGTAATTGGAATAATCAGCAATATTTAATGAGTAGAATTCGTTATTATGGTGGAGATGCGGCTTATGTTTATTATGAAAGTCCTGCATCGGCTTATGCACGATGGAATTATCCTAGTACGGATTTTAATTATAATGTAACTTTTTATGGTAATACTTATTTGTATGGAATTACTTGTTTAGATAGTGATTGTTACGGTTCAAGCCTTCCTACCGGATATACTGGACGTATTTTCTTTAAAACTACATAATATAAGGAGATGATGATATGGCTGATATGACTGTATTATATTGTAATAGTTATCTTACTTTTATTGGTAGCGTAGCTGCAAGTAGATTCTATTTAAGATATAATACAAGTAGTAGTACAGCAGAAGTTTATGATACAGATGATTACACCGGAAAATGGACTACTGATAAAAAGTGGCATACTAACGCCTATAGTATTCCTAAAAACACAAAACTAGCTGCAAATTTTTGGAGCACAAATGGAACATCACAATTATCACCTCCACTTACTTTTACATCGGCCTCATCATCTTCATTAATATCATCTTTAAATGATACAATTGTTGTATCCAGTAAAACAACTTCTTCTATTACAATTAAATTGCAAGGATGGGCTATTGCAACTACATTAACGAGTAATAAATATCCAAACATGACAGTTACTTGTAATGATGTGCCAAAAACATTTTCTTATGATTATTGGAGAGATACTGGATATACATTTACAGGTCTTAGTTCAAACACAAGTTATACGATTGCTGCTAAGTTGACTACGCCAAATTGGGATGTTGCATCAAAAACAGTTACAACTAATAAGAATCTGCCTTCTGTTTCGTTTACTTCCGCAACACAAACAGAAGAAGGCGTTGGCAGTATTCAATGTTCTTTTAGCGTGTCAAATGCAACTAGTTTAAGTTTAAAATATAAGTTATCAACTGCGACTAGCTATTCCACTGTAACTTTAAGTACATCTGCAACGAGTTATACGTTGACAGGGCTTACAGTTGGAAAGACTTATTATTTATATTTAAGTGCAACAAATAAAGATGGGACTACCGATTCGGCTAGTAAATCAGTTGTTTTGAAAGAAAAATCAGTAAGTACAATTGGTTGGTATGTATATAACGGAAGTAAATGGGTAAAGGTAACTCCATATATTTATAATGGTTCAAAATGGGTACAATGCACACCATACTTATATAGTAACGGTTGGATAGCTGGATCATAAATTTAGATTGAAAGGAATTTTTAAATATGAAAAATGAAATTTTGCAGAATCTTGGCAATGTAATTGGTGCTTTAAACAATGTACAAGTAACTCCAGGAAAAGAGAATTATTTGAATCAGGGTGGAGCAATTGCAATGTTAGAAGGCATTTATGACAAAATTATGAATTGTCTAATTGATAAAGAAGAACAAAAAGAAGAATCTAATGAACCTCCTACAGATGAATAAGTGAGGTGATAATATGGCGTTTTTTGGATGCCAATTTGTTTTTGATGATATACCATCGTGGGAGTATGGATTAGTTTGTTATGATATAGGGACTAACCAAGAAGATGGTAATTTTGCATCGACTCCTACCGATATTTATGAAGATCGGACACCATGGCGATATACTCCCCTTTTCTATGGGGTTTCCAGAAATACGCCGTTACGGTTTACATTTACTTTCGGTGCTGATCCGAAAAATATACGGAATGGACAATGGTTAGATCGACATGAAATGGATACGATTGCAACTTGGCTTACAGGTCATGATACATATAAGTATTTAGAGATTTTTCAATCTGATCTGGATGTTACACGCTATCGCTGCTTTATAACGGATTTGAAATCCACAACTTATGGTAAGTTGCCGTGGGCTTTTACTTGTGAAGTCACTTGTGATAGCCCATATGCATATTTGTATCCAGAAACTATAACATATAGTGTAAGTGGAAGTTGTAAAACAATATTTGAAAACAAAGCATCTGTTAATAAGTATTATCCAAATATGAAAATTACGATAAACAGAGGTAATTCATTTTCTATCATCAATCATTCTGATGGTGATAGGGAGTTTTCTTTTAATTCTATTACTTCATTGCCGATTGAAATATATGTAAATAATGAAAATGAAATTATAACAAATAATAAAGAATTAAATCTATATGATAGATTTAATTATAGATTCTTCCGATTACTGCGAGGAAGGAATGATCTTGAGTTTACAGCGACAAATGCGACTGTAGATTTAATCTGTGAATTTCCTGTAAATGTAGGAGGATGATAATATATGCAGCCAGAAATATATACATTGCCGGAATTAAATTTTGTTGGTGGCGCAACACAAGAATTAAGATTTAATCTTAAAGATAAAGATTATAATGATTTTGATGCAACTGGATGTTCTGCTAATTTTGCGGTGTGCGATTATAAAAGAAAAGAAAGTACACCAATTTTCTCTTTAACGCCCACTTTTTTAGCAGATGAAAATGGAGAAACAGATATAATGCTTGTTACTATTCCATCTACTAATACTAAATCATTATACGGGAAATATGTATATCAAATTACTATTATTGATGTATTAGGAAAGATCGGCATTCCTAATCAGGGTATTATGAATATAACTAAAAATATTAATCAAGATTATATATAAGGGGGTTAATATGAATACTACATATTTTAAAAATTTGATTATGGGAAATGTATTCGCAACCGATACTAGTACGTCCCTTCCATCAAATTATTATATTGGTCTTTCAAGTACCGCTCCTTCTGAAGATGGCTTAAATGTTACAGAGCCTTCTTTTTCTGGAACAGGATATGCTAGAGTACGTTTAAGTTCCCTAACAACACCTAATGCGGGTGTAATTACAAATAACAGTCAAATTCAGTTCCCGGAATCTACTGCAAACTGGTTTTCTGCTAGTAACCCAGCAATCTATTATGTGATTTTTGATTCTGCTACAGGCGGCAATTTATTAATGTATGAGCAGTTGACCACCTCCAGAATTATTGAAATCAATACAATTGCGACAATTAAAGCAAATAGTCTGTATTTACAACTTACAGATTAAATAAAGGAGTGGTGGTATGACTTCCACAAATAATGATGTAATTGTTCTAAATTATGAATCTGAATATGATTTAGTTTTAGATTTCAGTGGAAGTTATGATCTCCCCCTCTATCCTTATATCGAGAATGATATTACGATTGAGGGATTAACTTTACGATCTAATTTATATGGTGATGAATTAGAGCCTTGTATCATGTATTTGGAAACTGATTCTGAAATTACACCTTATGTAATAATTCTAAATAGTTCCATTATGAATCAAGATGATTTATTATTGACGGATTTAGATCCATATCTTTTGTCAGAAATATTCAAAACTAATCAGGAGAATATACGTCTTGTATTAAAAACCGCTTGTGATTTAGGAAGTATAAAATCTATTATTATGCCAAATAATACAGATTTAGTTTTGAGTACAGAATTAAACCAAAATATACGATTGCAAACATTTGTTAAAACAGCGTTAAACGAGATCGGCGTACAATGTAATAGTTTCAATTTAACAGCAATTAGTTATCTTTCTGTATATAATCTATTGAATTTTACATTGAAAAATAGTATGCGTAAAAATGTTTTGCTTACAGTATTTTTAGATTCTGTAGAACACCCTCTCACCTCATTTGATCCATACTATCTTACTGATTTAGATGAATACTTATTATCGGATATGGATTATATTGATCACACAATGAAGTTGATGAATTCGCAATTATATCTTGATGTTGTATATTACCTTTATAGTGATAATTTGACAATTCCTATTGATATTACATTAGGTGAGATGTATCAATCAAGCACCATTTATATCGTTGGTAATCATATATTACATTTGACATTGACTGATATTGAAACTGATATTCAACAATATTTATCAGAAGAACATTTTACAATGAGTTTAAATGAAAATGATGTTTCAATTTATATCAGAGAATATGCCGAACTAGAAAGAAATGCTTTACCACTGAAAACAGGACTTGATTATAAAGAATTCTTAATGACATATGATCCATATTATTTATCTGAATTGGATAATGCTATGCTTATAAATTTAGATGGTGCGGATGATTATATTCATTTAGAAATGAATATTGCATATGATGGAAAATTTGGAATTAAAACTGGTGCTGATTTAACTATTAACACTTCGCCAGATTTATATGATGCTATGTTGCTCGTTGATTTAGACCCATATACAATAGATGATTTAGAACAAGAAATAAATAGTTAATAGGAGGTTGATTATATTATGTCTAGTTATACTGCTAATCTTAAATTAGCTGTTACTCCTGAAGTGACAAATAAGACGTTTAAAGAATGGCGTATGGAATTGACTGCTGATAGTAATTCCAATATGACTAAGATTGACAATGCTTATGGTCAATTAAAGACAGAAATATCCGCATTAGAATCTTTTACTTCTAAAGTTTATGGTGTAAAATTTGTCGGCTCGAACCCTACAGGAACTCGGCTTGAAGATGCTGTTGGTTTGACTGCTGCTGTTGGCGTTGATGATGAAGTTGTGTCGAATGATTTTGATGCCTTGTATCCCTGGAGCGGTATGCGCCGTTGCAATGGTTACTATGATGATAATGGTGATTTTGTAGTTACAGCTTATAAGGGCGATCCTGATTTTGCCACTAATGGTTCCAATGGCAACGTGTGGGTAGAGATTCCTCAATTCTATATTAAGGAAGAAATAGATTCTTCTACAGAAACAGAATCTATGTATATTACTCCTTATAAAATGGACGGATACCGTTTGCCGGAAAAGTTTGTAAAACTAAATGGAGATTATCGGTCTAAAGCGTATATTGCAGCTTATGAATCTGGTAAAGCAAATAATGTTCCTATCAGTTATGCCGGGGTCGATCCCTCTTCTCCTGCCTGGTCGCATAATAATTTCCTGACAGCGGCAGCGAACATTGGTGATGGTTATTGCGCTATGACCCTAGAGGATTTTGAACTGATTAAATTCCTTTTTTGTATTGAATTTGCAACTAGAAATACACAAAGCGTTATGGCTGGTGCTACTAGTCATACAACAACAGCGGTTGATATTGCACAGGCCACTACAAATCAGAATTATGTGTATGTTGCGGCTGGAACTACTTATTTCGCTGAAGGTTATCCTATTAAGTTACATACGTCCGCTAATAGTGCTGCGGGTGATTATCATATTGTTTCCAGGGTGGAAACAGATGGTGATTATCTGAAGATTTATCTTGAAGATAATGCTAGTGTTACCACTACTACATCGACAAAGATTTATGTCTGTCCTTTTAAAACAGGTTATTGTGATGATGTTGTAGCTTCTTCTGGTGCTTATAAAGCAAATAATGGTAAATTCCCGATTATCTATCGTGGTATCGAGAATCCTTGGGGCAACATTTGGAAAGTTATGAGTGGTATTCTGGTTAATGATCACCAACCTTATTTCTTAAAGGATGCAAGTGCTGATCCTGTGAATAATTCTGCTGCAAGCATAATTAGTGCAATGACAGCATTAGATTATACTCTGCCTTCCAGTCATGGTTATGCAAAGACAATGGGGTATGATTCTGATAATCCTACTTATCGTATGACTTCTGCAATTGGGGGAAGTACAAGTACATATTACTGCGATTACTTCTATCAGGCCGCCGGGGTGCGCGGTGTCAGCCTCGGTGGCTATGTGGCCTATGGCGAGTATGCTGGGCTTTTCTACTTCAGTGCGTACTACGCGCCCTCGTACACCGGCTGGGCCTTCTCGTCCCGCCTTTCCTATACTGGTTAAGCGGGGGTTTGGGGGTCGCAAGACCCCCATATATCTAAAGTTACCAAAGACCAATATAAAGTGAACTTTTGCGATTCTCTTTATATTAAATAATAGATTTTTCATGATTCACAGTGAAGGCAAGCTGTGATTCTTTTTTCGCAAAACAGGGATTCAATATCTATTGGGACGGGGTTTCTTCCTCGCCGGGGTGCGCTGTGTCAAACTCGGTGGCAATGTGAACAATGGCGAGAATGCTGGGCTTTTCTACTTCAATGCGAACAACACGCCCTCGAACACCAACTGGAACATCTCGTCCCGCATTTCCTTAGAACTAAACTATAGGTTTACGCCTTTCAGATATTGTCTAAACATATAACTTAAAGTTATATGACCATGCCGCTGTGTCTACGGACAGCATTATGTTTTAATCAAAATATAGTGTGCAGAAATAGGTCGATCCAGCAGAGTTTAGTAACTTCGGTGAAATACTTTGAGACAAAGGAAAGATTATTATTTCTTGAATTATTAAGAATTCAGGGTTAGTTATATGAAGAGATATAAAACAAAAGATGTAACAAATCTATCATTAATTGATGATGCAATTAATTTTGCGGCTAAAGACAAAAGTAAGAGAAAAGATGTTCAATTGACTTTAGCCAACAAAGAAGATTGCAAACATGAATTAAGAGAAATGATTATTCATCGAACATTTGTACCATCTCCCGCAACTAAAATGAAAATCATAGATGGTGCATCTAAGAAAGAACGGATTATATATCGTCCAAAGTTCTTTCCAGATCAATGTTTTCATCATATTATGATGAAGGCAGCAGTACCAGTTATTATGAAGGGTATGAGTCCACATACATTTTCTTCTGTCCCCAAAAGAGGGCCACATTATGGAAAGAAATTTATTCGGAAATGGATAGATACTGATAGAAAGAATACAAAGTATGTTGCTAAATTAGATATTAAAAAATTTTATCCATCAATTCCTCATGACAAATTATTACAAAAGATTCACAATAAATTTAAGGATGATACTTTGATTTGGATGTTAGAGACTTTCATAAATAGTCATGAAGATTCTCCGGGCAGAGGTTTAGCAATTGGATTTTACCCATCACAATGGTTGAGCAATTTTTATTTACAGGATTTTGACCATTATGTAAAAGAAGAATTACATATAAAGTATTATGGTAGATATGCTGATGATATTGTATTCTTTGGATGCAATAAAAAAGAAATGCATAAGCAAATGCAAAAGATAATTCAATTTCTTGCAAAAGAAGGATTAACAGTAAAACAGAATTGGCAAGTATTCAGATTTGATTATATTCGGAAATCTGATAAGAAACGATGTGGACGTGATTTAGATTTTATGGGCTTTAGATTTTATCGTGATAAAACTACTATTCGGCGTAGAAATGCGCTTAGAATTCGTAGGGTAGTTAAAGTTGGCATAAAACATAAATACATTTCAGTCCATCGTGCATCTAGTATATTAAGTTCTATTGGATGGATGAAACATACAGATTCAATTAAATATACTCGCCGTTATGTTGCTGGTGTAATAAGTATTTCGTCATGTAAGAAAATTGTATCTAAGAATCAAAAAGCATTTAATGATAATTCTGTAAAAATCGCCGCTTAATAGGAGGGATAAATAGATATGAAAGTTATTAGTAATACTATGCCTCAAAGTTTCTTGATTGAAGCAATTTATGATGGTGAATGTGATGTTGTTTTTGCTACGAATATCACAGAACATAGTATTCAAGGTGAAGATGAAGAAGTTATTAAGGAATATCAATATGATTTATACCGTATGCGTATGCCTTATTCGGATTCTTTGGAGACAAGAATTGAGGCCAATTATGATACTTGGCTTAATTTAGCTATTACTACTAATCTAAATGCAATTAAGACAGAAAAAAATACCGAAGTGAGAACAGCTTGTGAAAATGCGATTGTTGCTGGCGTTGATGTTGAAACTACTTATGGACTTGAACATTTTTCTTTAACAACTCATGATCAACAAAATTTAGCCACAATTAAAATGATGATTGATAGTGGTATAAATGGATACCCTTATCATGCTGACGGAAAACAATGTGTTCTATATTCGGCTATTGATTTAGGGAATATTATTGAAACAGCAACCCGTCATGTGGCATATCATACAACATATTGTAATATGCTTCGTGTTTGGATTGGACGAGAAACGAATAATGACGTTGTAAATAATATTTATTATGGAATTGCTCTCCCGGAGGATTTAGCAGAAGATATGGAAGAACTTCTGGGATAATAGGAGGGGATGAAAAATGGCGTTTGTTACATTAAAGCGCACAGGACATTGGATCAACAATCAAAATGAATATCTTTGTGATACAAGTACAGATATTGAATCTTTACCTACATTAACTTCTGATCCTCCTGCTGAATTTGGTTCCAAAGCTAAAGTTATATCTGATGGTAGTGAATGGATATTAAACAGTCAAGGTATTTGGAAAAAGCAACCGATACAAGGAGGTGAGGAAATGGCAGCAGTTACAATCGAGCAAGTAGAAACAGATGATTATTTAGTTTCGTATCAAATATATCAAGGCGAAACTCTAGTTGGGGCTATTAATGTTCCGTTTCCCACACTTGAAGATGGTTCTGTCACAGAGGAAAAATTGTCTGGAAAAGTTCAAGATATTTTGGATTCTACTGTTGCATCTGAAGATGGAACACATGGTATTCGCTATTATCAAAATAAGTTACAATATAAAGACAATGATGATTGGAATATTATGGAACTTGATGGGTTTAAATTATAATGAAACGTGCAATAAAGCCGCTGGTGCTTTTCAGTATCGGCGGCACTCTTTATATGTTGCTTGAAGTAATCTGGAAACAATTCAGCAATGGTAATATTCATTGGTCAATGGGAGTTATCGGCGGCTTCCTATTCTTGCTAATTGGATATTTTAATAACGTATCATGGAATGTTCCTTTATTGTGGCAAGCAAGGTTAGGAGCAGATATGATTATGTTTGTAGAATTGATTACTGGATATATTTTAAATATTAAACTTGGACTTGGAATCTGGGATTACTCTAATATTCCATTAAATTTTTACGGGCAAATATGTGTCCAATTTTGGATATTATGGCATTTGATTTCTATTGTTGCCGTTATTTTAGATGATTATTTAAGGTATTGGCTATGGAATGAACCAAAGCCCCATTACACATTATTTGCGTGGTAAAGGAGGAATTGAAATGAGTGCAAGTGAAATTATAAGAATTGCATTAAATGAGGTTGGATACTTGGAAAAAGCATCTAACTCAAGCCTGAATGATAAAACTGCAAATGCAGGATATAATAATTGGACAAAATATGGAGCATGGTATGGTAGTGGTTTAAATGGACAGCCTTGGTGTGATATGTTCGTATCCTGGTGTGCTGATCAGGCCGGAGAAGCAACAGCGGTAGGAAAATTTGCATATGTCCCATCCCATATTCAGTTCTTTAAAAATAAAGGGCAATATTTCTCCCGTGGTGCAAAAACACCTCAAGCGGGAGATATTATCTTTTTCGGGGATGAGGCTCATGTTGGTCTTGTTGAATATGTGCAGGATGGTTATGTACATACGATAGAGGGGAATACTTCTAGTGGAACTACATTAGTAGCGAATGGTGGCGGCGTACATCAAAAGTATTATCCTTTAACAAGTTCTTATATTTTGGGATATGGTCGGCCTTCATATTCCAGTTCTACCGTTACAAGCACAAGCACCAATACAGTATCTTCCAGTACACAAGTTTTTGGCATTGATGTGTCGGAACATAATGGGGCTTTAGATTGGGCTAGAATTAAAGCGGACGGAATCAAATTTGCAATTATTCGCGGCGGATATGGTAGATACAAAGTTGATGGACAGTTCGCGGCAAATGTTAAAGGCGCTCTCGCACAAGGAATTCAAGTTGGTGTTTATTGGTTCTCTTATGCGTTAAATACCTCTATGGCAAAAGAGGAAGCCTATAAATGCCTTGAAACGATCAAAGGATATGATATTAAACTTCCTATATTCTTTGATTTTGAGTATGATACAGTTCGATACGCAAAAGAGCAGGGCGTAACGCTCGGTAAAACTGCATTTAATGACCATACCGTTGCTTTTAATGAGGTAATCAAAGCAGCGGGCTATCAGGCCGGGACATATTTTAATCTGGATTACTACAAAAATTATTACGATGCGTCCAAACTAGGTGGATATATTCAGTGGTATGCGCAGTACAACAATACCGCAAGTTGGGCTGGGTATGACATTTGGCAGTATTCTAGCAGTTATAAGATCAGCGGTATCAATGCAACGCTTGATATAAATGTTATGACTTCTGCGGCGTGGAATAAACTGATCGGCGGTAATACCAAATATAATATTGGCTGGAACAAAGATTCCAAGGGATGGTGGTGGAGTCCTGACGGTAATACTTATTATCAGAATCAATGGTTACAATACAAGGATAATTATTATTTCTTTGATAGTGAAGGTTATATGGTTCATGATAAATCGGTTGAATACAATGGAAAATTATATGTCTTTGATAGCGATGGACGTTGTACATCTACTGATATTCAGCCGCCTACAGAGGATGGTGATGATGAAATGCTTACTTATGAACAGTTTAAAGAATATATGAATCAATATCGTAAGGAATTGCAGGACAATGATGCTGGGAAATGGAGTCAGGCAGATCGTGAATGGGCGATTGGTAAAGGTTTGATTCAAGGCGGCGATCCCCTTCCCGATGGTACTCCTAATTATATGTGGGCTGATTTCCTGACAAGAGAACAGGCAAGTGCTGTATTTCATCGTTTTGCTAGATTGATTGGGCAGGAATAATCATGACTGATACAATGGCAAAACAGGCAGTAAATAAACAGGCAACACAAAAAAGTAATTTGAAACGAAGAACCAGGAAAGCAAGTTATTCTAAACAATTAATTCATGATATTCGTTCATTATTATGGATTGTTACTGTAGGCTCTCTACTGCTTGCCTTTTATTGCATTATGAAAGGGTATGTAGGGAGTCTGCCTTGGATTTCTGCTTTGGTTGGCCTTCCGTGGTCTGCTCATGGAGTTGTCTGTACCGCATATCTTAATTTGGCTCGTTCTGATCATCGTGAAGGCGGTATCACATTTGAAGCAGCAAAAGCAAATAATTTTCAGGAATCCTATGTGATAGAAAGTCCACCAATTTAATAAGGAGGGTATATTATGCAAATTGATTTAACTCAATTAGTAATTGCTTTGATTTGTATTTTAATAAGTATGTTGACTTCTGTTTTAATTCCTTATATTAAAAGCAAAACAACCGCCGATCAGCAATCTCAAATTCAGATTTGGGCTACTGCTGCGGTTCAAGCTGCGGAGCAATTATTTCAAGGAACTGGCAGAGGAAAAGAAAAGAAAGAATATGTACTTAATTTCTTGACAGAAAAAGGCTTTAAGATTGATGAAACAAGTATTGATGCCTTGATTGAATCTTCTGTATTACAGTTAAAACAATCCATCTCCGAATAATCACTTAAAGAGTGTAGAAGGGAGGTGCGTGTTGACTGGATTAAATGAGTTTATTGATACATTTGGAAGTATTACAATTGCTAATGTAATTGAAATCGTTCTTGCGTGTATTTTTGGAGTTTTTGTTTATAAGAAAATTAAGGATTATTTAATTAAAAAACATGAATCTGACAAGAAAATAGTAGAAGCAATCGAAACAATCCCAACACTTAAAATTGAATTAGATGAATTGAAAAAGGTGCAAGCTGAATATGGAGTGCAATTACATATAATGCAAGAAAAATCAGATCGTAGAGAACGAAATAAGTTGCGGGATCGTTTATTACAAAGTTATCGGTATTATACAAATCAAAAAACAAATCCTATGCAAGCATGGACAGAAAATGAATCGTCAACATTTTGGGATTTATTTTCTGATTATGAGGATGCTGGCGGTAATGGATTTATACATACCGAGGTTCAACCAGCAATGAATCGTTTGATAGTAATTAATGTAACTGATTATGATAAAGTAATGGAACTAATTCAAAGTAGAAAATAACGACAAGGGTACAGGTATTTAACCTGTACCCTATTTTTTACGATTATGTTGTGCTATTAATAATATCGGAAACTTTATTAACAGTTAATCTTTTACTTTCATCAATTAAATGAATATATGTGTTATATGTTATCTGTACATCGGAATGACCTAATAATTCACTGACTATTTTTACATCCTCTCCATTGGCAAATAGCAAACTTGCAAATGTATGGCGCAAAGCGTGAAACCCATACTGTTTATCTTCAAGTCCAGCAGACACAGCGATTTTTCGTAACATTCGATCTAAGTTTCGTTGTCCACATCTTTTATGTGTTTCAGTAGTCAAGACATATTTCTCATTGCCTGTAATCTCATGGATTTTCTGCAATGCGTTATAAGCATCATCATTAAGATACATTTTTCGTTGACCACTTTTAGTTTTTGTGGCTCGTTGGTCAACATCGAGATATTTTTTGGGAGCATTTTTCTCACGATTTTTCATGCGTATTCTATTAATAGAAACAGTCAGTGTTCTATTTTTAAAATCAATGTCTGACCACCGCAGCCCTAGAAGTTCACCAATGCGAAGCCCGGTATTAATGTCCAGGATCACAATATAGCCAAGTCTATATTTATAATTTCCATTCTTATATGTCTCTGTAGCTGCCTTGTAAAGTAGTTTTACTTCATCTGGAGTATAAAATTTAAGAGAATATCCTTCATCGTCTAGTTCCCCATCATCGTTTGTTCCTATGTCTGTTTTGGAAGGCATAGTTACGCCAAGAGCGGGGTTTCGTAAAACTGTGTGCTGGATCATTCCCGCAGCAAAACATCCGTGTACAGCATCGTAGGCTTTCTTAATGGCAGAATAAGATAAGCCTTTCTTTTGTAGTTCGTTAATCATATATTGTACGTCAGAAAATTGAATTGCTTGAAGTTGAATATGGCCCAAGTAAGGAAAGACTTGGTATTTTAATGTTTGTTCAAGACGATCATAGCTAGTAGGTTTTAATTCATTCTTTTTTACGTTTTCAAGCCAATATGTCATATACGTCTGAACAGTTCCTTTGGAAAGATTAGCCATATCATGCTTTGCCATCTCTTTTTTGTATTCTTTTAGTTTTCTTTTAACCTCCGGCTCAGAATGACCATATATGGCTTTGATTTTATTTTTGCCCTCTGCATTCTTTCCTAGATAAATTCTCGCTACCCATCGTCCGTCTTTTTGTAAAGTGATAGACCCTTCTCCGTTGCCACGTTTTGCTCTTTTTTCTTGTTGATCTTCCATATAGAACACTCCTTATAATGATATGTATTTAATCGGAAGATCACGCCTTTCTTGATTACAATTTTGATTACAACCCAATAGGGAAAACTAGAGACTAACTGTGAATCATCATACATCAATTTTCTAATAAAGTCAAGTGAATTAGATAGTTGTCTCATTTATTATGCAAATATAACAAAAACGCCACCATTAAAGGCAGCGTTTTTGTGGAAATTTGGCAGGGGCGCAAGGGATCGAACCCTGGACCTACGGTTTTGGAGGTCTTAGGTCATATCCCTCAAGATGCCCGAACTACGGTACTTTTTCACTATTGGTATAGTAAATGATTATAATTTGATTACAATATGAATTGCCGTCCAGTATATGTATTAATCCATTGCTTGAGTGCTTCTTCTTCAACATACCAATTCCTATTGATCCTAAAAGATGGAAAACTTTCTGATTCCATAAGTTCGTATGCCTTATTCTTACCAATTTTAAAAATCTGTTGAATATCTTTTGGGGTCAATAATACGATATTTGATTTTACCATATTTCATTCCTTACTGTCATTAATTCTTTGATGTTGAACCGATGCCGCCTACCCTCTCTATTGTTATTTCATCTTCATATGCTGTTTCAAATGGTAAGATAATTCCTTGAGCAAAAGCATCACCCTTTTTAATGGTGATTGTTTTATCATTTTTGGTGTCATTGGTGATCTTGATAAAGATATGTCCTTCATTGTCAATGTTATCAAAATAATCGCTATCCACGATCCCTACAGTGTTGTCAAGCTGCATTCTATATTTAAAACCATAGCTACTTCTTGGAAATAACATCAGGACATTTTTATTATCAAGTTGACACTTTATCCCGGTAGGAACCTTCATTGTTTCGCCTGGTTTAAGAAAAAATGAAATAGGTGAAAAGAAATCATATCCTGCGCTACCTTTTGTTGCTCTTCTTGGAATAATCAATTCATCATATGCTAAATAGTCCAGTATGCCTTTCTTTGGTGAAAATTCTGAATAAATTGTCTTGTCATATTCTTCTTTAGATATTTTCCTGAATACATTCATAAGTGAAAATGCTCCTTTATTTTATTAAATAATTGTTTGGTTATTCAAGTAATGTTATCATAACATTTTCATAAGTCTTTTTTACATCAATAATACGTTGATTGTTGCTGCCCCGAAATTGTAATGTAATGTCTCTTTTGTTGTTTTCAAATTTACCATCTACAATTACATCACACAATTTCATAATCGCACGTCTAACTTCCTCATCTGTACCAAGTGCATTTAAATGTAATCGTATTAATTGTTCAAAAGTATATCCTGTATATATCCATACTTCTTTATTCGGAAATGCATCTTTAAATGCTTTAATAATATAATAAGTTAAATATATATTTGCCATCGGATCACCGCCAGATAGCGTTAATCTGTTTGCATATGGAACATCATTATAATATGTCAACAATTCATTTAACACATTGTTAGTAAACGGTAATCCACCGTCTTTACTCCAAGTTTGAGGATTTTGACAATTGTAGCAATGGTGAGGGCAGTATTGTGTGAAAAATACTGCCCCCACTCCCCTTCCGTTTGCTACATCATCATATTCAATTCCGGCATATCGCCAATTTGAATCAAATGTAACATCAATCATCTATATGCTCCTGTGCGCTATATTTACTATGTTTTACTCTTTCAAGCACTTCTGCTTGCTTGCCATCATTAAAGTTGTGATAATCTGTTGTTAAATACCCGGTTACACGTCTAAGTTGTTGGATATTTGTACTGCCGCATTGAGGACAACAATCATTAAATTCACCCTGATAACCACAATCTAAGCAAGAATCAATCGGGAAATTAAATGCCAAATAAGGAATATCTAGTTCTTTAAACGCATAATCAATAATATCCTCAACAGCTTTTGTATTTTTTACGAAAGTGCTATCTAATTCAACGTATGTGATACAACCACCTGTAGGATATTTGCAAAATGGGGCTTCACACTGTAATTTCTCTTGGATGGACACTTTTTCCCATACAGGTACATGATGAGAATTTGTAATATAATCATGAGAAGTAACATTTTCAATAATTCCATACTGTTCTCTTAGACTAGTTAATGCAGTTCTACAAAGTCCTTCTGCGGGAGTTGCATAACAAGAAAAATTCAAATTATTTCTTTCAGATGCTTCAGCGGCAAATTCATAAATACGTTTTACAACAGATAGAGCAAAAGCATGAACATCTTTATCATGTACATGATTTTTACCAAATAGGGCTTGACACATTTCTGCAATTCCCAAATATCCAATAGCAAG